TAACATAGCAGCAATAAATACCAGTAATGAAATTGACCAGCATATATGGTCAGCACTAAAAAACAGCTTATATACCGGTGCAAGAGATGAAAGTATAAAGATGGTTCTTGATTATTGTAAAGCGGCAAAATTAGACCCAATGCAAAAGCCTGTACATATTGTTCCGATGAGTGTAAAGAATGCTCAGACAGGTAGGTACGAATATAAAGACGTGGTTATGGCAGGAGTCGGTCTATATAGGATACAGGCAGCACGTAGTAATCAATATGCAGGTGTAAGCGAGCCTGAATTCGGAGAAGATGTTACCTGTAATTTAGGCGGTGTAGATATTACTTATCCTAAATGGTGTAAGGTAACAATTAAAAAAATAGTAAATAATACTATCGTTGAGTTTACGGCTAAAGAATACTGGCTAGAAAACTATGCTGCTAAAAAAGATACAACTACACCTAATACCATGTGGCAGAAAAGACCGTACGGGCAACTTGCTAAATGTGCAGAAGCACAAGCCTTGCGTAAGGCTTTTCCTGAGATAGTAAGTCAGCATCCGACAGCTGAGGAAATGGAGGGAAAGAATTTTAACGATCTTGAGATGGAAGTTAAAAATATCACACCAAAATCTGCTAGCATAAGTAGCAAGCTTGACTCTGTTTTATCTTATCAGGAGGAAGAGGTCAAAAACCTAGAGCCGAGCGAAACTCTAGCCGAATTAATAGAACTTATAAAACTGCATAATGTATCAAGCGAGATAATAAATAAGTGGTGTAGCAAAGCTGGTGTTGAAAGTATTGCTGACTTAGGTGAGGAAAGGCAACGTGCTTGTATTGAATGGATTAACAAAGAATATAATTATTCGCTTAGCCCAGAGACAGCGTAAGTTTAGAAAATACACCTAGAATTGCTTGTTTAAATATGTTAAAGTGAACACACGATCAATTACTCATTGTTTTTTCTGTTTTTAGGGGCTAAGTTTTTTAGCTCCTTTTTTGTTTTTACGAAAAAACATGGATTAGAATTGTTTCTGTTATAATAAAAATAAAGCTTTTATTTTTGTTATAGACTAGAGGCAAAAATGCAAAATTATGATCCATATTTAAATACCTATAACTATCCTTATAATACTTCCGAGCCTTATAGCTTAGCTTCTGATGGCGATAATCAGATGCCTGATCCTCGTTATGAAGACAGCGGGTATGACGATCCTTATATGTCTTACGGGAATGCTTACGATAATGACGGAGCACAATATTCTTTTAAAGAAGGAGGCTCGGTTAAGGAAGAAGACTTGCCGAGGCTCGCCGATCTTATTCAAAGATACGGAAGAAATGGCGATACCGAGCTTGCCCATATTAATCCTATTGAAGCTCATATATTAAAAAGTCTAGGAGGAAGCGGGACGATAAACCCTGATACGGGTCTTCGTGAGTATAGTTTCTGGAAAAAACCATGGAAAGCAATAAGAAGTGTAATAGGGGGTGGAGCGGGAGCAGTTATCGGTAACATGATTGCGCCCGGAATAGGCGGTATTATTGGTGGCGCACTTGGTCAGGGAGTACAGCACGCAGCAAGAGGTAAGAGTGCTTTAAGTGGAGCTTTAAAAGGAGCGGGTATGGGGGCAGCTCTTCCTTCTGTTGCATCTGTTCTCGGCTCGGGAGCAAGCAAGCTGGGAGCTACGGCTCTTGGCTCTAGTCTTAGCAATTACGGCAGTACTAATGCGATATTACCTGCTTTAGGTATGGGTAGTTCAAGTGGTAGTAGTGGACTGTTCGGGCTTGGAGGAAGTAATCCTTATGTAAGTGGCGGTCTTAGTGCTGCGACTGCACTTTCTTCAGGTATGGGAGGAGTACCGCCCCAGTATGGACAATATCCGCAAATGCAATATCCCGGTTATCCTTATGTAGATAATAGAGGTTTTTTAGAAAAGTTTGGTGATAATGCAAAAGACTATCTAACTCAGCCAGGGAATTTACTAACACTTGGTACTGTAGCAGCACAATATGCCGGTAGAGAAAAGCCAAAGAGTCCAGAGAAAATAGCAGAGGAAGAGCGAAGATATCGAAACGCAAGTCGTAAGACTATTGCCGAGATTGAAGCTGATGAAGCAATGGAGGCTGCACGTGCCGATTTACAAAAAAAGCGAAAAAACAAGCAGCTGGAAGAAGATATAAAGAACATGGGTTCTGTCCAGAGGCGAGTTGTATCACCTGAGGAGTTTGCAAGAACCGGTCGCTGGCTTGAGTACACGGATGAGGAAGGGCGGCCGCTTAGAATGAAAGGCGGCGGGAGCGCCCGTAACCCTTATGCTTATTTGACGGAAGAAACTTATTACGGAGGAAGCCCTATAGGTTATTTAAGCGGCGATAGCGGGGGTCAGGATGATTTAATTGATGCTAAGTTAAGCGACGGCGAATATGTGTTTGATGCATCGACAGTATCTGATTTAGGGGATGGTAATAATGCAGCTGGAGCACGCAAGCTTGATGTTTTCAGAGAAAATATCCGCAAACATAAGAGAGGTGGAAAAGTAAATCTTCCCCCAAAAGCAAAGTCTTTAGAGAGTTATTTAAGAGGATAATATGAAAACACACAACTTAAATGACCTAAGAGAGCAGGCACTTAGCCTAATTAATCGTGATATAGGGCGAATGGTAGCTAACCCGACGCCTGTATATAGGGGAAAGACCAGCGTTCCGATGTCTGCTTTAACGCAGAAGAAACGAATGCTGGAAGAGCAGTTTAATAGTTCTCCTGCTCCTTATTCTGTGGAAGCAAATAGTGTTTTAAGTAGAACACCACAAGGTTTTAATGAGGGGCAAAAAACCTCTTTACTAGATATACTTACGTCAGGTCAAAGACGGGTAGGCGATACCGGATGGAAGCTGATGAGTAAGCAATTTGGAGATAGAAGTGGTAGTAGACAAACCGGTTTTTATAATAAGTTTGACAAGAACCTGAATAAGGGTCTTGATTTATCCCGTGTTGGTATAGATGCCTTAAGTAATGATGCTTCAAGCCTTGATTCTGAATTTAATTCAGGGTTTGGCAATAGTTTAAATGCACTAGGTAACGCCGAGAAGGCAAAGAGGGCAGGACTTACTAATATGCTGGGGCAATTTGGCAATCAGCAGCATATATACTCACATCTAGCAAATTCGGCAGATAAGAATAAGTTTTACGAAGAATTAAATGCCCCAAAGCAAAAGATGAAAGCGTTGTACAATATAGTAATCCTGATAACATGGGGCCTTACGGTGAAGCAGCAGCAGTTAAAGTGCTTGAAAAAGGGTTAAATCTTTATAATAGCCCGACTCCCACTTATAGTGGTCAGCAGCTAGCTAATGTGCCTGAAGAATTAGCGATCTCGCATCGCTTACTTGGAGATTTGAGTCATGATTATAATGATTCCTCAAGGGGAGAAAGAGATAAGCTTTATGACTCGTTAATGGGAAGAGAGAATGTTGGCTCGCGGGCTATAGGTGATTTACCTACAATTTATAATCCGCAAGTAGATCATCTTGATGCTGATACAAAACGTCTTTTAAAGGCAGAGAAAGCCAGAATCAGTATGGATCATGAGCGAAAGGGTACTTATGGGTCACAGTCACATTTATCACAAACCGAGGATGCTATCAATAGAATTGCTAAAAGTCGTTTTGGCAATAGAAACAACTTACTACAGGATGTACTTCGGGGGAGAATGAGCAGTTTAAATAAAAGCGACATGAATGATTTAAACCAGTTAAATAGTTTAGGTCAGCAAGGATTATCTGAATATCAGGATGTACTTGGCAAGATTAGCGGAATGAACCAGCTTGGAGTAGATAAATGGCTAAATACGCAGAATGAGTTAAACCAGAAGCGGGAACGATTTGAAGAAGAGAGGAATCAGGAATGGCCGCAAGGTTCGGGTAGTGATATTATAAAATATAACGTAAGCCCTGAAATCAGCAGTATTTTTGCAAATCCTGGTGTCAGTAGTAATCCGTCTGTTTATACGCCGTCTTTAAGACCTAATATTCATGCTTTGGCACAATACGCTCAAACTGTGCCAGTCAGTCATAGTGAGACGGAGTTTGAGAGCAACCTAGATCAGGATATGGGAGGAATCAAGAATTATGCGGATTTTGAAAATACTAAGCTACAAAAAAAGAGGGAAGAAGAGCTAAGGCGTCAAGAAGAGGAAAGATTAAGGCTTCTAAAAATAGCCGAAGAAAATCGTATAAAACAAGAAGAGGAACAAGCCCGTATCGCTCATCACGAGCGAGTACGGCAAGAACAAGTTAGAGCTGAGCAGGCAAAAGCTAATGATAAACAACAAAAACTAAAAGAGATACAGGATATAAGGAATGCTCTTAATGTAGTTACTAATTATTCTCACTTACATTCTGTTAATAATCCTTTAGATAAGCATGCCTTTTATACTCCGAAATACGGTGAGTTAGTAAGAGATTTTACCAATGTAGTAAAAAACACTCAATTTAAAGACTTATTTGATTATGACTCAAAAGGGATGGTTGCTGATCCTCGTATGTTTGTAAAGTTAGATCAGGTTATGGCACAATATGAAGAACCAAAACCTTTGTTAGTAAAGGGTTTAAATAAAGAGCAATGGATACAACAGATAATAAACAACCCTAACCGTAAACCTAATACTCCTTTACCATCGATGGAGAATTTAACAAAAATGTTTAATGATATAGCACTAAGAGAACAACAAACGGCAAAATGGCGAGAAGCGTGGTCAAAATGATTTAGAGTGTTTTTATAAATGTAATAATAATTATAAGTATGGAAGAAGAAATATTAAATCAAGTACAGGCTTTACCGGAAAGAAGAAATCCTTTTGATGAGGGAATAGCAAAAGCGATTAGCAGCACCCGAAGCAATTTAGGGATGAGCAGAGATCAGGAGCATAGAGCGATAAATAATGCGTTACTTGCTCTTGGTAATGGTTTAGCAAAAGAACCTATCCAGCGTGGATTTAAAAACAATTTAGGAGTTATAGGGCGGGCGATGAATCCTGCGCTTAGTGCTTATAATACTAGCGAGGATACAGCTATTGCCGAAAATGAGCGTTTGGCTAATCAAATACTCGAGCATCAAAGAGCGGAGCAAGCTTTAGCCGACACTCGAGAAGATAAAGCCTGGCATCGTAAATTCCAGGAGAGGCAACTCGCGGAGACTAAGAGAGCCCATAATTTACTGGATAATTTTAGGAAAGAAGAATTACAGCACAAAAAAAATAAATACAGTGCTGATTCAGAATTAGATAGATTAGCTCCCAAAATTATGACTGACTCTAAACAGGATAAAGCTGGAGAGGATGCAAAAAAAACAGGTGCTTATCTTAAAGACGTTAGAGAGGTGAAGGAAAATTATGAAAAATTAAAAAATTTAATGAAAGAAAAGGGGATTAACGTTGATGATCCTTTTGTTTTTGAAAAATCTTTACAAGATTTTGGTTCTTTTATGAGTAGATTTTCAAATGATCCTGTAAAAAAGAAAATAGCTGCTTTGTATAATGATCTTTATGCTGCAAGTAAAAAGATAGCAATAATGGGAGAGCAGACATTAAAAGGTGCTGCACCAACAGATTCAATGATAAAATATACAGATCAAAATAACTTATATCCAACTTTTGGCAAAGACAGTAAACATGTTTTTGAACAAAAATTACATAATCTTGAAAAAGAGGCCGAAGGAATTTACAATGCAGCGGCATTATCATCTAGAACCAAGCGTTTTATAGATAAAAATAATTATAAACAAATAAAACAATTCCTGAATGTTCAGGACTATGGTTTATCAGATATAGAACCGGAAGAAGAACATCCATCTGATCCTATTGGTGTTGTCAGTTTTTTAGACCCTAAAACTAATAAATATTTTGATATACCAGCTAATCAAGCTGAATTAGCTGAAAGTGAAAATCCTAATTGGATAAGACAATGACAAAGCAGCAAATAAATTGGTCGCAATACGAAAGAAAAGAACCTCAAAAAGTAGACTGGTCGCAATATGAACGCAAAACCCAAGGAGATGACTGGCTACCTTTTTTAAGCAAAAAGGGAGCTACTGTATTATCTGAATTGCCTGATATACCTGCTAATCTTGCTAACCTTGGTGAAGCAGGGGGTAGATGGCTAGCCGGAAAACTTGGCAATAATAATAATCCTTATAGAGACCCAGAAACAACAAAAGCTCTACAACATTTTAGCGAGCAACCGAATTATTTTAGAGAAGAGAATGTAGATCGTCCATCCAAATGGATAAAAGAGGGATTAGCAAACTACGATATTGATATTACGCCGCAGCCAAGAGACGGATTACAAAGAATAGTAGGTCATGGTATGGAGTGGGCAGCTCCCGGTGGATTACTTGGAAAATTTAGTAAAGTTAATAAATTAGGTAAAAGTGCTGCTATAGAGGGTCTTCTTGGTGGTTTAAGCGGCACTGCTATCGAAGCAGGAGTTGACCCTTTAGTAGCTGACATATCTACTCTTGGTATTCAAGGCGGCGCTTCTAAATCTCGGAATTTATTAGATAGATTTTCTAAATCAGGAAGAGAAGCTGCCCGCGAACAAAAAGTTACAAGGTTAATGAAAGATATTACTAAAGAAGAAGGCCTGGATAATTTAATGAATTTTAATCCTGAGAATCTTGATGTTATTCCTGTTACGGCAGAAGTAGCTTTAAATAAGGATATATCAAATTTACATAATGCTTATGCTCCAAATTTTACTGGAATACAGAGTAAAATGACTGCTAATGATGAGATTTTACGAAGGAAACTAAATAACATCGGCAGTGAGTCAAATCCGACACCGATAGAAGTTGGAGAAGCAGGGAGAGAAGTAATTGGTAAAAAACTGAGTAAACTAGAAAAAGCAAGGGAAAAAGCGGCAAGTCCATTGTATGCAAAACTGGAAGAATCACCTAATTTATATCCTACTGAAAATTTAAATAGTTATACGGAGCAGGCTATAGCCAAAGAGCTCGGTGATATAGAAAAGGGCTTAAATAAGAATAAATCTTTGTTACCTGATAAATATAAAAGGCTAGCAGAGAAATCTAAAACTGAACTTACAGAGCTTGAAAAAGAAGTAAATAAAATAATTACACAAGTAGAAAAGGAATATCCCGGTTTAAGTTTTCAAGCTAAAGATCAAATACTAAATGAATTAATGCCTGGTTTTCGCAAAAAAATTGCAAAAATTAGTGGTTTAAAAGAGAAAATTGCTACTTTAGAAAGCGGACATTATAGCCCAGGTCATATTGATAAGACAATTACAGAGATCGGCAATAATATTACTGAGTTAAAAAGGTCTGCAAAGGGTGGTAATGATTCGCTAATTAGGCATTATACAAAACAGAAAAAAGCTTTAGAAGCAGATTTGGAAGCAACGCCCGAAGGATTAGCCCACCGGGAAGTTTACAAGGAACATTCGCCGGAGATTAATAAAATCAATAGAGATAGACTACTTAAAAAATTTGTATCAAAGGATGAATGGGATGCCTATAGAGTTCCTGCTGATGATTTACCTCGCAATATCATGTCATCGCCTAAGGCTAGTGTAGCTAATTATATGGGGCAGGTAAAAGGAACACCGGCAGAAAAACTAACTAAGGCTTATTTTAGGGATAAATATCTTGATAAGGGAGTTGATTTTGAAGGAGGGTTACCAACTTATGATAAATCAAGTCGTTTTTTAAGGGAAAGAGGACATAAACTTGATGCTATCTATTCTCCTGAAGAACTGGGGGTATTTAAGCAAATAAATGAGTACTTGAAAAATAGAGCATCAGTTAGCAGGAGTAACTCTACTTTTGGTTCTGCTACGATGCCGAAACAACAACTGCAAGAGATGGTAAGAGGTTATTTAGGTTCTGAAGTATCCCAGCCATTAGCACTAGCAAAATATGTCCCAGGGCTTCCATTTAGGAATCATATAGCAGGGCTTACTCGGCCAAATACAGCTTATAACATACTAGAACAAGCCTTAACCAACCCTATATATGCTAAATCATTATTAACAAGAGAACCGGCTCTTTATAGTAAGCCTAATTATTTTCCTACTTTATATAACGTTTTAAATGGCAATCAGGAATAAAATTTGCTATTTTGGGTAGATATTTAACTAATGAAGTTATATTCATGAAAAGAGGAGTTGTTAAATTTTATTCTACCGATAGTAAATATGGATTTATTAAACCCGATGATGGCTCAAAGGACGTGTTTGTTCATCAGAATGACCTTAAAACATCAGGTATAGAAGAAATAAAAAAGAACCAGAAAGTAGAATATGAGCTAGCAAGTAGAAAAGAAAAAGTATTTGCTATCAACGTTAAGATCATAGATTAATTCATCCACAAAAATCTTGATAACTTTGTGAATTAAGCCATTAAAAGGTTGGATGTTTAAGCTTCTATTAGCTGCCTAAAAAATAGGCAACTAAATTTCTTCTATAATATCATTACCAATTACTACTACATCGTTTTCCAGCTCAAATAATCGGTTTCTTAATTCTTCAATATCGTGGTCTTTTTGAGTTATTGCTTCACCATTTAAAACTAACGTAGCTTCTAAATTAGTAATAATATTCTGTTTCTCAGTTATAGCCTGATTTTTTAAATTAAGTTCAGCTTGGAGATCACTAATAGCAGTATCTTTTTGTATTATGGTCTGACTCTTTGCATTTAACTCGGACTGTAAAGTCCCAATAGTATTATCTTTCTGTGTTATGGTTTGAGTTTTTAGATTAAGTTCAGCTTGAAGAGTTACAATAGTATTACTTTTTTCGGCTAGTTCTTTTTTTAACTCTGCAACTTTTGCAAGTAATTCATCTCTTTGTATCTGAATAGGAGCTTTTGGCAATTCCTTGACTTTCATAATGCAAACCTCATGCCTAAAGTTATGTTGTGGATTTCATAAGTACGATTACCTATATTCTGAATTCCACCTATGATTTTTCTTTTATTACTTCCGAGATTAAAATAGTTGTAACTAATTTCGCCAGTAATCGTATCACTAAATTTGATATCAGTACCAATAGTTAGCTTATAAGCAAAATGATATCTTTTTTTACTGATTTTGTCCAAAGGATAAATAACATTATCATCTTGAGATATAGCATAACCTCCAGCTGATTCTTTTAAATGTGCAATTCCAATTCCGCCACCAACAAAAGGAGTAAATTTGCCAATAGTTACTATGTCTTTGTAAATATTAAACATTAAGCTATCTGCTTTAGTTTTTGTAGATATTTTAAATATGTCCTGATTCGGGTTTTTTGATATTTCTGATGTACGGAATAAAAAATAATAATCAATTATTTTTTCTATTCTAATTCCATTATCAAATTTATAACCTATCCCAGCTTCAATTAAAGGAAAACTGTCTGATAATTTTACTTTTCCCTCAAAGTCATGGTTACTAAATTTTGTGGTTTTTATATTATTTAACCCAATACCACCCTTTAAATAGAAACCAGTTTTTGCTAGAGAAAAAGAAGGTAAAAATATCAAAGAAAGTAGTAAAATTTGTTTTTTCATTTTAAATGCTCTTTTTATTGTTATTTAGTACAAAATCAAGTAGGGCAAGGCTATCAGCTTCGTTATCATCAACTGGAGCAAACCCTTTGTTTTTCACAGCTGCTATTACTGACTCCTTAGGAGCATTTCCTTTACCGGTAATATGCTTCTTAATTGTTCCAACAGATATACCAGAGTATGGTATCCCGTGATGTTCGCACCAGGCAGTCAGATGGGCAACAAATCCCCCATATTTATGAGCAGCATCTACTCCCTTATGAGCTCTTACCTCTTCAAAATAAACTGCATCAATAACCCCCAGAGTATTTTTTAAATCGGTAAGCCAATGTTTAAAACGTAAAAAAGGCATACCACCGCCTTCAAATCTACCTGTTTTAAAGCTAGCTGTTCCAGAAGTTATATTCCCCTGTACCTCTCTAATAGCCCAACCTGTGTTAGTGCCAAGGTCTAAAGCCATAATTATTGACATATTCATTTTGGATTTTTTTTGTTAGCTGGAGTTAGATCAACATCTATCCCTATTTCTTCTTCTATGACTTTTTCTGCAATTTCTTCGACAGGATTTTTATCACCAAGTAAGTATACCGAACCAATACCAATAATAACTGCTAAAATGAGAGCTAACATTTTCATAATATTTTTCTTTTTTATTATAGCATGAAATAGCTGTAGACTTAAAAAATCGTGTAAGTTTTAGCTTGTAAAGAATATTTATTGTGCTACAATGTAGCTATAAATAATAAAAATATAATAATTTTATGCTTAATAATTCTATTGTACGTGCTCGCATAAATGAAAAGATAAAAGAAGAAGCTGCTATTGTGCTGTCTGAAATAGGTCTTAGTGTATCTGATGCTTTACGTATGATGCTAGTCAGAGTTGCTCGTGAAAAAAGATTGCCATTTGAACCTCTTGTCCCTAATGCTACAACGATGAAAGCTATAGAAGCTGCTAGAAGAGGGGAATTTATAACTACCTGCACTTTAGATAATTTGTTTGATGAACTAAATGCGGATGATTAAGCCTACTGCCCAGTATAAACGTGATTTTAAGCGTGAAAAACGAGGGCAACATAGAACTGATCTTGAAGAAAGGCTATTTATAGTGTTTCAACTATTGACTACAGACGAACCATTACCACAAAGCATGCACGACCACTCTCTTAATGGTAACTTAAAGGATTTTAGAGATTGTCATATCAAACCTGATCTAGTGTTAATTTATAGAAAAATTGATGACAATGTTTTGGAATTGGTGCGTCTTGGTTCTCATAGTGAGCTGGGTTTATAACTACTAAAAAGAATTACCCTGAGCAAGCATAACCAAATAGACTTTTTTTGCCCATTCTTCCCAGTTTTTAAAGGCAAGTTCTCCGTCCTTTTTACGAACGTCTTTATAAGGGCTTGGTACTCCGGCACTCATAAAAGGCTCGATACTGATTAAGTTCTGCGCCCATGCTGCCCATTTTGTTTCATCATGGAGTATCGGTAAGGGAAAATCCGAGTAATCATCGCAAACGGTAGCTGCCCAGTATTTAACGCTAATATATTTAGGATAGACGCTAATCATGGCCGCCCGTCATCTATTTCAGCTAAAACAAAGGTAGTGCCCATCTGATAACCGGAACCGATACCTTCTGATTTGAAAGTAAAATTAATGTTTCTACCTTGTTTGCGTTCATTAATAGCAGGTCTAACAGTATTTTCCTCTCCATCAGTAGTCAGGTTATAAATAGCTGTTACCGGAGTACTTGCAGGATATTCATATGTATTGATGCTAACAGTCATTTTTATTTTTTTTGTACCGACAATGTTAGGCTCTATCCTCTCTATACCTATGTTGTAGTCAATTCCCGCTACCTGTTTTTGTGGATTAAAGGTAGCATAAGAAATTATAGGCGTGGTAAAGAAGGATCGGATTGGTTTAACCTGCTCTTCTACTTCCTTATAAAGATTGACCTGATCATTTCCGACTTCATGTTCCCAGACATAACTGTTATTATCACCTTCGTAGGGACTCAAATTTTTGCCTACAGTATACATATTACCGCCGGTATTATCAAAATAACCAGCCGCCCGTTCTATGTCCGTATCATACCAAGTATTATCTACAACATTGTAAATAACGGCTCTGGTACATCCAACATTAGCATCTTTCCCTTTTTCAGGGTAGAACCACCATATTTCATCTCGTGCAACGTTTTTTACTCCAAAGACCCTTTGGCGCTTACTCATATCAATAGTATCAAAAAAAGTCTGACGATTAAGATTATTTTCAAGTGGAAGAACTACGCCGTTGAATACAAAAAATCTTTGTGTTCCCGGCCAGTAGAATATTCCGTCATATTCAACTACGCTATTTGAAGATAAAATGGAACTGTCTCTTGATAATACCTTTCTGCTAAAAGAAAGGTCATCAGGATCATCAATGACCTGATTATTGCTACCCGTAGTATTGGTAATCAGAACAACTGAGCCGAGTGTCCAGAAGATTATAGTCGGCGAGTTTGCTCCTCCTCGCCATTCTGCGCCATAAATTACTTTATCGGTGCTAATATTGATGGAATATTTATCTTTAAAAAATAAGAAAGGTTTTTGCAAGTCCGTCTGCTCTCCTGATTTTTCTGCGGCGATCGAAGACCACCTAACTAGACCGTTGTTACCGTAATAAAATAATCTGTTTCCAACATAAAGCATTCCTCCTGTTGCCTCTTTTAAAACAAAATCAGGAAAATTTACCTGAAAAAAACCATCGGTAGATTCCTTTGCCAAGATACTAGAAGTAGCTTCGCTGCTATTAATATCCGTGTAGTTTTTCATACCCAGACATAATATCATTTGCGTTGGAAGGCTATTGATAATGCTTATTACTACCACAAATTGTGTCAGGGTATTGGTAGGGTTAGTGAACCTGTTAGCCCAAGTATAAGTTTGAGCGCCGCTACTTGTATAAGTAACATCTATTACACTAGATAATAGTGAATCGGGGACAAGAGAACCTCCTATTAAAATATGTTTATCACCCTTGCTATCATAGTATATAATAACGTTAGTCGGGATAAAATCAGGCGGTAAAATCTGGGGTATAGTCTGCAGATATATTACATAATTTCTCATTCCACCGATGTTTTGTGGTTGACCTCTAAAAAATCTAACCCATTGCCCCCGTATGCAGTAACTTCCTTGAAAAAATGAACCATCACGGAGTATCCCCGGCTTGTAGATAATAGGAAACATCTGTTTTTGTGTAGCCATAAATTACCCTACGTCTCTTTTTACGCTGCGATCAATGTAACGATCTTTTGTCAGGTTGTTAGCAGCAGTTAAGCTTTCCTGATATAATTTTGTATAAACAGGCATTCTCTGATCATCCTTTAAATAGATAAGAGCTTCTAAAAAGGCCGCATAGAATAGAAGATCAGGATAGTAGTCCGTTAGTATATTTGTTTGATTCTCATTTGTAATTAAGTTGGGTCTACCCACGTATATTAAACGATAAACATTATTTTGAGCAGGAGTCGGGCTTATAAAAATTTTATCATAAGGTTTAGTATTCGGTAGTATGTCATCTGCATAAAATAGTGGTGGATTATCCAAGGTAGCAGTGTCGACATTCGGCCAATAATTTGTGCAGAACTCATAGCTTCTTAGAAATAAAATTACATTATTCGTAAATAAGGATTCAGTCGTTCCATAACTTAGAGAGATAGTTTCCTGCCAATCAGCAGGTTTTGCAATATAGGCAACATTTGCTTGAAACTGCCCGTCAACTGCCTTTTGGAAACCAAGAGTATTTAGCTCTTTCCAGATTTTCTGCTGTCCCATCTCAATAAAATAGGGAATGGAGGCAGCAAATTCAATGCTACCTCCTCTATTGGCGTAAGCTATTATCTGGTTTAAAAGAGTAGTATAATTCATTTTAATTTAAGCAACCCACCCAAGAGTAATAACTCCTGCTGCTACACTACTGACTCCTAATTTATTACCTACTGTAGGTGCAGCAATAGCGGGTAAAATATAGGTGATTGCAGTATTTGTTCCTGCGGCTTGAATAGTGGTAGAGGCATTATTTCCGGTTTTTTGCAGTACTATTGAAGGATTTCCTGCTACTGCTGTTAAAGTCACAGTTCCAGCTGAACCTGTAAAAGATACTGAATCATTTATATCTAGGAGTGCATCATTCCAAGTTCCTTTTAAAAAAATCTGAAACGTTTGTGTATTAATATTATAAATCATGGTACCGGGCTTTATTCTAACTGTTGCTCCATTTACTAAGTAAGGGGTAACGTTTTGTAATAAATCTCTTTGAACAGTAGTAACACTACTAACAGCAAAAGTAGCATTAGGATTATTAGTCCCGGTGGTTTGATCACTGGTAATAGTAAGACCACTTAAAGCGGTAATATTTGATAAGTCTGCCATATGTTTCCTTTTTCTTTTTTATTATAACATATAAGTACTTATAACTCTTAAAAATCGTATAAATGTAATTAATTTTGAAAATTACATTTTTGAATAAATTGCTGTATCTTTATGGCGTCCTGTCCATATTGAAGGTTCGCCTGTGATTTTAAATATGCTATAGCTTCGGGTGTTGGATTATCGAGTTTACTTAATTCCTGATCGCTAAGAAAACGTTGGAATCTATAGTAAGATAGATTATTTGTTGCGCCTTTATATAAAGACATGATTTTAAATTGCAGTTCTACTGCATCCGTTGCCCCATTTAGCGTTAAATTCAAACTATTAGCAAGTAATCCGAGTCCATTATTAGGGGCTACCTTTAAGTTATTCGATGTTGTTGTTATTTCGATATCAGGATCAGAGTAGCCGGTACCGACTGAAAGAATGCAAATTGCAACATTCTGTGGGAATAATATATTGGAGAACGCATAACCAAGGCTAGTTGGGTTATTTTGATACAAACCGCCATCAATAAAGAAGGTATCAGAAGGCATCCCGCCAATCAGAGTTGGACGAAAAAATACCGGTGCTGAACCGGTGGCAATAGCAACATCAATACAAGTGTAATTTTGTCCAGTAGTAAAACCCGGAATTAAAACATTAGAAAACTGGTAGTACTGGCTACCTGTAACATCACCATATGGAAAATTAACATTATCACTACTTGGCCCAGTTCCACCTTGAAACCCTACAGCAGTAATCAAAGTATTAGTTTTTAATTGAAACATTCGAGTAGTTCCTAAAATAGGACTTAAAGCATCCCTCAGAGGTTGTTGATTATAGATATAAGGATCAACTCCCGGAACTGCCAGCACAGTCCCTAAAGTAGCAGCTCCTGCCGGTCCAAGAGGTTGCAATGGATTAACTCCTGCTCTAATAGTAAAAATGCTATCTGCATTGGTTGTTAATAAATTAATAACGTCGGTCGGAGATAGACCAAGTGAGTAAGCTAGGCCTTGAATACCGCCAATACTTGTTCCGCAAATAATATCAAAATACTTCCATAATTCATTACCATTAATTCCGGCATCATTACAAAAATTCTCTAGAAATGTAGCAGAGAATAACCCTCTAATACCGCCTCCATCTAAAGATAAGATACGTATTACTTGCATAATTTCTCTTAACTAATTCAATTCTTCCGGTGCTGTGCCTGCTACCTCATACTGATCAAGCGGTATGATTTTACAAATAGCCTGACAGTCTGCAATAAAAACATTCAGAATTACTGTTAAATCAGCTCCTTTTGGGGCGTCTTGCGGAATCTTACTAATTAAGTTGTTGGCATCGTTAATTGACTGAGTTAAACCTGATTTTAATGCTACATACCATATTTTTTGAGTATTTGGATCAGAAGCAGTAAAATAGTTAAAAAGCTGTCCCCCAATCTGATTAATGAACTGAACATCTGATTGTATATTTGCATATATGCTTGGATCACTAAATACGCTACTTACAAGGCTGTTGAAATAGGATAGATCGACTTGAGTGCTAGTAATTAATTTTAAGTCATTTAAGTTAGTACTAATGTCTTTTAGAGCTGTATTCATTTTAATTCTCCTAATTGTTATTAATGAATCGTAGATATTGGAGTTTATTCTCAAGAATATCTACACGTTTTAAGGTGTTTTTTAATACCACCATTGATAGTTCAAAAAGTTTATTTTTGGTAACTGACGGGCAGCTTTCAAAAGTGCCGTAAGCAAAGCCATTATTTGGTAGTTTTTCACAGCAGGAAATGATTAACCGCTTTGAAGTGGTTTTTAAAATCTCTGCTTCAACTGATTTATTAAGTAAAATTAACTGTAGCTTATTACCCTCAATATTGGTTAATTTTTCTTTAAATACCAATTCATAGCTATCTTCTGTTATCGGTCTAATTAGGCACGACTGTAGTATGTTAGGGACAAAACTTTTGTCCGCAAGAACATAATCAGGTAAAATCTCTTTTAAAGGCTCGGCAACAACGCCAAAAGTCACCCCCGCGCCATTTTTAATTTTGTCTTTATAACTATACTTAAAGAAAGGTATCTGATTAAATAGCTTTAATGCTTCCTCTTCTATATCTTCACCTGAAGATTCAATATTTTTGGTTTTAATGGAAGAAACGGCATTAAACTCGGAAGCCTTAACCCTATTATTGCAGTTAATTGAGTATGGATTCGCTCCCGTAGATGTACCAGTACCACCAGAAGAATTTAGATACCCGTAACTGCCGTTATAAGGTTTATAAGTACCGCTGTCCTGGATGCTCAGAGCATTGCCGCAAACAATTACCCCTGAATTATAAGCAGCGAGGTTATTGGCAATTAATGTTCCGGTTTGGGCATTAATATTCTGCCCCCTGCTATTTAGTTCCGTATCAAAATTAATAATACTTGAATATATCTTACTCCATGTGTTATTGCCTCTAACAAAAGTATCGGTAGGAGCAGCGCTGTAGCCGGCTATCTGTGTTATTGCTATACTGCTAATACTAACTGTTATAGTACCGCTAGCAGTAATAGGACTCCCCGTAACGGTTAAACCGCTACCGACTGCAATATTTACTGATGTTACCGTACCGCTCCCTGCAGGAGTAGCCCAAGTACCATCGCCTCTTAAATAAAGAGAGCTACTGGCCGGATAACCGTTTAAACGATTGATATTTAATTGGCCGCTAGTGTTTGAGTTGATATCAAATACCTTAGTATTAACAAAGTTTTCACTCGCAACGCTATACCAGCTAGTCCCGTCAAAAAATTCAAGCTTCACAATTAATCCTGCTTAATATAGTTCTTATAAGTTGGTATTAAATCTTAAAGTTCCGGCTGTCGGTGTAGTCGGTCTTTGTACTGTAGTGCCGACAGGAATAGTTACTCCTGCATTACCCGGTAATACAGGGTTAGAACTAAGACTAACGGTTGCGACATTATTAGTAACTGTTACGGTAATTTGATTGGTCGTACCTAACACGGTATCTAGTCCGCTTTTTGCAAGTCTTGCAAAGGTAATGCTATCCGTCCCGACTGTTGCAACGCTTGAGGTAAGCATCCATGATGTTACGGCATTTACCGTGCCGCTAATTACGTCAATAGTCTTGCCTCTGACCATTTGAGATGGGGAATCAAAGTCGGTAGCTCTTGTTAATACCCAGTTTACCGTAGTCCCTCCTATATTAGTTACCGTATATATTCCGTTTTGCAAGGCAGCCGTCTGATCTTTAACTAGAACCCTGTTACCTGCAGCTAAAGTAACTCCATCAATAACAAGCGTGCTTTGCGTTCCTGAATTAGTCAAGGTTGCCCCCACACCTGATGTACCATTAGCGTAAGTAGCCGTTAAATTGGCTGTTGTTGCTACTAAAGTTGCAGGAACGCTACCTATAGTATTTAAAACCCAGTTTTCAGTAGCAAGGGTAAACCAGTTGCTGCCGTCAGTAACTTCTGGTTTTCCAGTAGATGTCGGTAATGGTGCTTTTATATTCTTGTCATTTAAGTTATCGGTCATTTTAAATATCCTATAATTAATTAATAAATTTTATCATAAAATCAAAGTGAAGTGTTAAACCTGATCATTCCAGGGATTAGGGTAGTCGGTCTTTGAGTATTATTACCTGAAGGCATAGTCATTGAGCCATTACCGGTAAATACCGGATTAGGTTTAAATGTGGTAACAATCGGATTACTTAATAATCCACTACCGGTTATATCTCCCTGCAGGGTTAATCCGGTATTTAAAAGGGTATTTAAGTAAGTTTGAGCTTGGGTAGCACTATTTGCTGCATTAGTTGCCGACCCACTTGCGCTGCTAGCAGAATGACTGGCATCAGAGGCACTCGAGGAAGCGTCAGACGCAGAACTTGATGCACTACCTGCTGAAATCCCGGCAGCAAGTGCTGAAGCAGCTGCTGCTCCAGCTGATAGTCCTGCATCTCCTGCTGAAGCACTAGCTTCACCGGCAGCGGCGGTGGCCTCTGCTGCTGCTACCGTAGCCTCGCCGGCCGATGCAGCGGCTTCACCCGCACTAGTTGCTGCCTCCTCGGCAGAAGTTGCGGCTTGTTCTGCGTACTGCTGGCATTGCTGCTCTATTTCTTCTAATTGCTGGATAGTTGCATAATCCTCACCGGCAATTGCAATAGCAAAAGCACCACCGGCAACAAGTTTGGTCATTCCTATCCCGAGTTCCTCTAATACCTGTGCCTCAGGTAAATTGACATTGGGAGTTTTTATGATGTAAGTAGCATCGGTTGGAGCAAGATTTAACTGGACTTCTACCGGTCTATTTGTGCTATCCCCCTGCCATACTCTTCCATCAGTTAAGGAGGGTAGATTCGCAATATTTATAGTTTGCCGTGCTTCCGGCACGTTATTTAAACCTCCCATCAATAGTTGATTTTCTAGGATGGTAGCAGCAACAACCGCTCCTGTTCCTGCGCTGCTCGTCTGCATCCAAGAGCCTGCTGGTAGGTTTGAGAGAAATTGTGAGCCAGGCATTAATGTTTGCAGTACTATATTACCTTTCCCAAGAATAAAATTAGCGCTAAAGAATCTGAAATTAATTAGGGCA